CCCCTTATGCATCACGTCCATCTGTCCTTATCTATCTATATTTTAAAGTAAGTATAAGTAAAGTAAGGGGTTTTTCAGACAAGAAACACGGACGAACCCCATGGACAGGCATGGACGGCATCTAATCCGCCTGTCCAGTGCGCACAAATCGCTTGACCGCGCCGAAACATGAAGCCATGATGCCAGCGAACAACCAAAGGACCGCAGCCAATGACCCCACTTGAACGCCACCTGATCGACATGGGCTTGCTGCCCAAGCCGCAACCGAAGCCGCCCGTCGCCCGTCAATGGGGCGGATGGAAGCCGACATACAAAGGGGAGGAATGCCCGTGGTGAGTGACGACCCATACGCACCGCTGCGCCGCGTTCTCGATGCAGCCTATGAGCAAGCCGCAAACGGCAAGGGCAAGGAGCGCCACGCCAACGACAAGCCGTTTGATCGACAGCCCATCATGGAAATCGCCCGCATGGTCGGGCCGGGGTATCAGTTGGGTCAGGCGATGAAGAAAAGCCAGGAGGCGTTCGGGATGCTTGGTCGCGGCCAACCAGATCGTGCGCAAGCGGAACTCCTCGGCGCGATCAACTACATCGCCGCCGCCTATCTGCTGATAGAGGAGGGGAAGTGATGCCCCGCAAAAGCACAGGCCGATTTTCACGGCAGGCGGATGAACGCGTTTTGGACATGCTCAAAATGCGCGACGAGGGGATGAAGCTGGCCGATATCGCGCGTATACTTGGCGTTGGTCGAGGCACCGTCATCGGCGCTTGCCGTCGAGTGGACGAAGATGATCTTGATTCGGTGCAGCCATGACCCGCTACACCCCCGAACGCAACGCCGCCTTTGCTGAGGTGCGGGATATGCTGGATCGCGGCATGACGCCAAGCCAGATCCGGTTTACCACGGGATGGAGCCTGCATCGGATTAACAGCATCATCACCCGCATTGATAGCGCCAAGGCAAGGCAAGAGTATGTCAGGCGCGTTCTTTTGGGGCCGAAGCCGTGAACCCGCCCGATCACATCACCGGGACGCTGATCAACGCCCCTGCGCATATCCGTGCCGAGCGTGACGCATGGGCGGCACAGCAAGCCATCGCGGGGCACAGCACGTCCGCTATCGGATTTGCGCTTGGCATCGGACAGGCCAGCGCCTATCGCGCCGCGCTTCGTGGTGGATGGGTTATGCAGCACAAGCCGCCGCGAAACCCGCTGCGGTCGGCAGGAGTGCGATACGGAACCGTCAAGGCCGCATTCGCCGCGATGCCGCCGCGCGACCAAGACAGGGCTGTCAATGAGGCCATGCGGTCAGGCCAGACGCTGGCCGATGTGTTGAGCCGGGCTTATGCAAAGAGGATTGAGCCATGAAAACGATCGCCATCCACCGCCGCCTGCACGACTGCCACACCAGCACGGCCCCGCGCATGACTTCGATCACCCTGCCGCTTGTGCCCGGCGTTGACGTGACCGAGGACCGCAGCGAGACAGCGCCGCGATTTGTCGCGGTCAGGGGCGAAGGCAACTGGAAGCGCGACAAGATGCTTGCGATGGCGGCGAGGGTGCGGTAACATCATCTGGCGCGGCGATAGGTTAGCTACCGAAACGCGCATTTGACCTCCCTCTCGTGTCGCTTCTCGCCGCGCGCACAAAACAGGGAGGGGGTCGCAAAGAGAGGGAACACAAAATGACCAAACGACATTTCACCGACCTGACCGCCATCGACTGCCCCTTTGGCGAGTTGGACGACGACACCCAAGCGCGGCTCAAGGCGTGGCCGCATGGGGTTAGGATGGCAGTCAACCAAAACGACAGGTTTGATGATTGGGCCGACCCGGCTTGGGCCGACGATCTGATCTACCGCGCCATGCCCGCCCCCGTCAAAGAAGTCGGGACGCTTGCCGAGATCGGCGCGCAGGTGGGGGATGTGGTGGAGTTGTTCGAGAATGGTATTAACCCAAGCTCTGGTGTGGGGGAGACTGGAACCGTCTACATTATGAATGGAAGTCTTTTCACCAGAGGTCAAATGAGCCGTTGCGATGATTGCGGCCACAAATTCCGCATCATCCGCCGCGCCTCTGACGCCAAGCAATCGTGCGCCACCATCGAGGAAATTAAAACAGACATAAAATCTGGCCGCACATACCGAATAACCTGCCAATCATTCGCAGAAAAGCCGGAACCCGCTGGCCCTGTCATCACAGAGACGGTGAAGCGCATCGTGCCGGGGTTGTATGGGCAGATCCGCGTATATGAAGAAACTTGCGAACCCGGTCACGTCTGCCTTGGTTCAAAAAGTGTAGCCTATCACTGGACCGCCCCCGAACTCCGCGCAGCCATCGCCACGCTGACCGAAATTGCCGATGCCCTGGAAGGCGGTGCCAAATGACCGACGAAATCAACACGGGCGGGCCAGCGTTTCCAATTCTTAAACCATCAGACCCTCGCTTTGAATATTGCGATCAGGGCATGACGCTGCGGGATTGGTTCGCGGGGCAGGCTATCGCCGCGCTGATCCGGAAAGCACCGTTTTTTGATAGGGATGGTGAGTTTGGCAAGCCGGTAGACATGCTGCAATTCAAGGCTGACATGTCTGTGAGCGCATACGCATATGCCGACGCCATGCTTGCAGCGAGGAACGCAAAATGACCCCCGACGACTTCACCCGCCGCGCATCGCGGATTGAGGCCGAACAACTCGCCCGCATGGCGGAACCGCAGGCAGACCCAGACCAGCCGCGCGATAGCCTTGCAGCCATGTGCATCATCGGCGCATCCCTGTGCTGTGTTGTCCTATTTGCAATCGCGGTGCTGGCATGACCCGCCTAACCCTCGCCCTAGCCCTGCTAACTTCCCCCGCCTTTGCACAAGACACCGTGTATTGGGGCGGCACCAGCAGTCACATTCGCCTGCAAACGACCGACAGCCCCGGCGCTGTGGCCGAGGTGGAGTTTCACAACGGCGAAGTGCACACCGATAGCAACGAGGCGCACAGCCTTTCGCTTGGAGGGCTGACCGTGCAGGCTGACATGATCCTAGGCCACGGCTTGCTGCCCGACCGCATGACGATCACGCCGCCAGAGGGGCTTATCGCCGTGCCTAGCTGGGTGGACGTGCCAGAGGGCGAAGCGCGGGTGATTACGATTTATAGCACAGTGGGAGTGGGGATGTGATGCGATTTCAAAAATGGCCGGACGGCGGCAACGCATGGACGCTTTTCATATGGTCGCGTCACCCCGCCGACAGCATGACGTGGACGCACGGCCTTAGCGTCAGCATGGAGCGCAAGGGCGCATGGGATGGCTCTCGCTCGTTGGCAAAGTTTCGGCTGACACGGGAGAGCGGGCGGCTTGGCTTTTACGTCCGTCTTGGCCGACTGCACGGCGGATTGCAACGCCAGCCGTATACACCAATCTAGCCCATACCGGGCAACCGTTGCCGCCTGCGGAACAGGCCGCTAAAGTGAAAGGCCGCTCGTGATAGCCCGTAAGGGCGTTTTGGGAACCACCAGACAGCCCCCGGCGCTAACCAATGCGCTACATCGGACAGGACAGCCGGGGGCACATAACAGATACCGCGCTGGACGGCATCCAGCATATCAAGGGAGACACCCACATGTTTGAAGCTATCGTCGTCGCATTTATCGCAGTCACCGGGCAGGCAACCTTCGTCGAGACGTTCGGCCCGCACCAAGAACCCGCCGCACAAGAGCGGGTGGCCGTCACCAACGACAAGGGCGAAGTCCTGTATTACAACTTCAAGTGACGGCATCGGGGCGGTGTAGCAGCCGCCCCTTTTGACTTTGGCGATGTGATAATATAACCTTCCCTGAGATGGGATTTTGACTATGGGCGAAGTTGGATACAAGAAGCCGCCGAAAAATCGGCAATTTGGGCAACCTGGAGGCAATCCGCAGGGGGCCACTTCCGCACAACGTCAAATGGAAATCGCAAACGCCGAAGCGGCAACCCGCATTCGCCAGCGCGCCCTAAAGGCAGTTGAGGCAAAGCTAGCAGAGTGCAGCACAGATGACGCCATTGCCTTGCTGGTCGAGGCGGCGATGTTGAAGCTGATCAAGGACACCGAGGATCGCGGTCTTGGCACTCCAAAGGCATCGCTTGATCTGTCGAGCGAGGACGGCAGCATGACCGCCAAGCCGACGCTAATCCAGTTCATCGCGCCCAAGGTGGCAGATGAAAGCGACGATTGAGGAAATTCCTCGCATAACACGCAACTTTATGCGGCCCGCCCGAACCCGAGTATTCAAGGGCGGGCGTGGTTCCGGCAAGACGCGCGGCATTGCGCTTAGATCGGCGCTGCGCGTTTATCAGCTTGCCGAAATGGGCGTCGAGGGCGTTTTCCTCGCCAGCCGCGAACACCTCAACAGCCTTGACGAAAGCAGCATGGAGGAAATCAAGGCGGCTATCCGATCTGTGCCGTGGCTGGCTGATTACTTTGACATTGGCGAGAAATACATCAGGACGCGCAACAGGCGGATATCCTACGCCTTCGCTGGCCTGCGGCATAATCTGGACAGCATCAAGTCCAAGGCGCGGATCATCGGCAACTGGACAGATGAAGCCGAGAATGTCAGCGAGGTCGCATGGCGCAAGCTAATCCCGACCATCCGCGAGGAGGGCGAGGGGTGGCAGGCCGAAAACTGGATCAGTTACAACCCCGAAAGCAGCGAAAGCGCGACACACCGCCGCTTTGTTGCCTCTGTGCCAGATGATTGCATCGTCACCACGGTCAACTGGACGCATAACCCGTGGTTTCCCGATGTGCTGAACAAGCAGCGCCTAGAAGATCAGCGGCTAAGGCCTGAGACGTATGATCACATTTGGGAAGGCGCGTTCCTGACCCTGACCGACGCGCAGATTTTCGGCGGCAAGTTTGTGGTGGATGAGTTTGAGCCGGGGCATGGATGGGATGGTCCATATTACGGTTTGGACTTCGGTTTCGCCAATGACCCCACTGCGGCGGTCGAGGCGTGGATATATGGCAGAACGCTTTACATCAGGCGCGAGGCTGGCAAGGTAAAGCTGGAACTGGACGCGACCGGGCAATTCGTCTCTGAGCGCATTCCCGGCATTGAGCGCAGCGCAATCCGGGCAGACAGCGCGCGGCCTGAAAGCATAAGCTACTTGCGCCGCCATGGTCTGCCGCAGATTACAGCCGTTGAAAAATGGCCGGGTTCCGTCGAGGACGGGATTGACCACATCAAGTCATATGACCGCGTGGTCATCCACCCCGATTGCCAGCAGACAGCACGGGAATTCAGGCTCTACAGCTACAAGGTGGACCGCAACACGGGCGACATTCTGCGTGTCGTTGTGGATGCGCATAACCACTACATCGACGCCTTGCGCTATGCCTTGGGGCCGATGATCCAGCGCCGCAGCAAGGCCAAAACCGAGCAGGCCACGGTGCAAGGGCTATGGTAGCGCCCTGCAAATCGTTATGGTATAACATCACAAACCACACCGGGGCTAAGGCATGACCGTATCAGACAGGCACCCAGAATATACCGCAGATCGGGAAATCGAATGGCGGTTGATGCGGGACAGCTACGAGGGCGAAAGCGGCATGAAGCGCCGCACAATCCTCTACCTGCCGATGCCGCCCGCATGGCGCAATTTCCCTGACCAAGGGGCAAGCGCCTATCTCGCATACATCACGCGGGCGCGATATCCCGAAATCCTGTCAAGCGCGGTTCGTGGTATGGCTGGCGTGATCCATGGGCAGGAATGGCAGATCGAACTGCCGCCTGGGCTGGAATACATCACCGAGCGGGCCACGTCCGATGGCTTGCCGCTGGAAATGTTCTCGCGCCGGATCACGACAGAACTCTTGCTGACCGGGCGTTATGCTGTTGCGACCGATGCGCCTCCCAATGGTGGCGATCCGTATCTGGTTGGCTATGGCGCTGAGACGCTTATCAACTGGGATGAAAACCAAGACTTCTACGCATTCCAAGAAGTTGATTATCGCCGCGACGGGATGACCTGGGATAAGGTCTTGATGACCCGCGTTATGGAGTTGGACGAAACGGGCCGATATGTGCAGCGCATCTTTGATGACGGTATCGAGGTGCAGCGCATAGAGCCAACGCTTCGGGGCGGCGGCAGAATGGACTTTGTGCCTGTTGCGGTTGGCGGCGCAATGGACATGGATTTGAAGCCAGACAGCCCGCCCTTGATCGGCGTGGCTCGCGCGGCTTTGGCACATTACCAGATCAACGCCGATTACCGCATGGCGCTTTACATGGCGTATCAGGACACGCTGTTCATCTACAACGCGGAAAAGGCACCTACGGCTGTTGGCGCTGGCGTTGTGGTGTCGCTGACTTCGGCAGAGGTCGGCAAGGACGTGCGGGCAGAATACCTTTCGCCAAGCGGCAATGCGATCGAGGCGCACGAGCGGGCTATGGACCGTGAACAGCAGGCGGCTGTGAGGTCTGGGGCGCAGCTATTCGACAACACGCCACGCGGGCAGGAAAGCGGCGAGGCACGGCGTTTGCGTTTCAGTGCCGAGACGGCAACACTTGCGACCATCGCCGGGTCATCGGCGGCAATCCTCGAGCGGGCCTTGCGTAACGCTGCGATCATGGCTGGCCTTGATCCAGAGGCCGTTGTGGTCAAGCCGCCGCAGAACATGCTTGAGGGCCGTTTGGATGGCGCAGAAGTGACGGCGCTTGTCGGGGCGTGGGAAAAGGGCGCGTTTGGCTATACGACGCTGTATGAGAACTTGCAGCGGGGTCGCATCGCCAGCATGGAACGCACAGCCGAGCAGGAGGAGGCGCTAATTCTTGCGGGACGTGAAGCCTTGCCCGATGATCAGGTTATGTGATAACATAACGCATCCGCCCCGATGGGGCCTTCATAAAGGATCACGGGCCGATGGCTCTTAAAACCGTTCTTGATACCCTTGATGGCGTCGATGACGCTGCAAAGCCGTTCTACACCGAAGCCGATGGCAAATTCATCTTGGCTGTGGAAGGCATTGACGAACACCCTGACGTTGCAAATCTGCGCAATGCCTATGGCCGGACCAAAGAGGACCGCGAAAAGGCAAAGAGCGAGGCCGCAACGCTGAAAGCAAAGATTGCGGAATTGGAAAAGGGCGCGCCCGACACGGCGGCAACCCAAGCCAAGATCGCAGATCTGGAGGAAAAGCTGGCAGCAAAAGAAGCCGAGGTTGGCGACTGGCGCGGCAAGTATACCGGGGTGACGCGCGATCAGTCTTTGGCCTCTGCATTGCAGGCCGCTGGCATTACCAACCCGACCTTCATGAAGGCGGCAACGGCGATGTTAGCTGGGCAAGTGAAGCTGGGCGATGACGGGACCGCGTATGTCGAGACTGGCATGGGGCCGAAAACGCTTGACGGGTTCGTCAAGTCTTGGGCCGCAAGCGAAGGGAAGGACTTTGTTTCGCCGCCTGCTGGCGGTGGCGCAAAGGGTGGGAACGGAGGCGGGCAGGGTGGCAAGACCATCGCAGCCGCAGAACTTGAGGCAATGACGCCGGAAGCAAAGGCCAAGTTTTTCAAGGCTAACCCCGGCGTCACGGTAGTTTAACAGCCTAGCCATGTGGCAGGCACACATGAGAGGAACGCCACATGGCGAACACGCTGACAGCACTGCAACCGATTTTGTTCTCGGTCGCGCAAGAGGTTTCCGCCGAGCCGTTTGGCGCGGTTGACGCCATCAACACCAACTTCGACAGCAAGGGCGTTGCCGTTGGCGACGTTGTGAAGGTTCCCGTCGCGCCCACCCGTGCGGCTTCGGACTTCGTTCCTTCAAACGTGCCGCCCCAAGGCGCTGACGCTGTGGCTTCTGAGGTTTCCGTTCAGATCACCAAGTCGCGCAAGACGACCATGTATCTGACGGGCGAACAGCTTCGTTCGCTGGATAACGGGGCAACTTCGGCAGAGTGGATTCGGCAGATGGTCGCGCAGATGATGCGCACCCTGCGGAACGAAGCCGAGGCGGATTGCGTTGCTGCAATCTATCAGGGCGCATCGCGCGCAACCGGGAGCGCAGGCACCAACCCGTTTGCATCGGCCCTGACGCCGCTTGCGGACGTGCGCAAGATCCTGCGTGACAACGGCGCGCCAATGGCTGACCTGCAATTCGTGGGCGACACCACTTCGGAAGCCAACCTTCTGAAGCTGGGCGTTGTGCTTGATGCGTCTATTGCTGGCACCGACGAGGAGCGCCGTTCCGGTTTGATCCGTCGCCAGTATGGGTTCAACATGCGCACTTCGGCAGGGATTGAACGTCACGTGGCGGGGGCTGGCACGGGCTACCTGATCAACAACGCCTTGAACGAGGCGATTGGCGAAACCACGCTCACGCTCGACACGGGCACCGTGAACACCACGGGCATCAAGGCGGGCGACGTGATCACCATCAACGGCGACACTAACCAATATGTTGTCAACACAGGGCTGACTGCTGCGGCTGGTGACATTGTTATCGGGCGTCCTGGCTTGATCCAGGCGGCTGCGAACAACGCGGCGCTTACCATCGGGGCCAGCTACACGCCTAACCTTGCGTTTGAGCGTTCGGCAATCGTTGGCATCATGCGCCCGCCCGTCATGCCTGCAAACCCGACCATCAGCCAAACGCTGATCAGCGACGGCATGGGCATGACCTATCTGCTGCTTGACATTGCGCAGTATGGCCAGCGGACTTGGGAGTTGCACTTGGCTTGGGGCTTCAAGGCTGTGCAGCCGGAGCATATCGCCACGTTGCTGGGCTGATCTTTCTGGGGGGCAGGGCAACTTGCCCCCTTATTAAGATCAGGAGGCGCGCATGAAAAAAGGCAAGGGCTACGGCAAAGGCAAAGGCGGCAAGAAGTAAATGGCGCTGATCATCGAGAACGGCACGGGCGTTGCGGGGGCTGACAGCTTTGTGACTGTTGCCGAATGCGAGGCGTTTGCGCTCAAGTGGTTCGGCCACAGCCTGACAGGTGCGCCCGCTGACAAGGAGGCCGCATTGCGCCGCGCGTTTGGATATATGCGCAGCTTGAACTGGTGCGATGCTGAGGCGTTCCCGACCTTCGGCGGCACAATTCCGGATGCGGTCAAGGATGCGCAGATGATCTTTGCGCGGGCCGAGTTTCAGAAGGTGAACGCCTTGCAGCCAAGCGTCACGCAAGGGCAGCAAAAGGTGCTTAATCGCGTGGGGCAGATCGGCTGGCAAGTTACTGGCGGCGCAAGTGTGAATGCGCAACGGCAAACCGTGACGATGGCAATGGATAGGCTCAAGGGCCTTGTCTGCGCTGGCGGGACCGTGCAGTTTTTGGAGCGTGGCTGATGGCTGAGGACTGGAACGCCATCGCCTCTGAGGTTGCCGCCGCGATTGGCGATGTGGGCTTTGAGGTCACGTTGCGCAAGGTGACAATCGGCCCAGCCACGCCATGGGACGAGACTGGCATCACGACGACTGACACGGCGCTGCGGTGCATCGATGATCGGTATCGCGTCAGGGATGCGCAGGGCAATCTTTTGCAGCAATCCATGCGGACGCTGACGGTGGCAGTGGGTGACGCGATCCCGGCGCGCGCTGATCGGGTGCAGGTTCGTGGCGAATGGCACGAGATTGCAGAGGTTCGTCCGCTTGCGCCGGGCGGGGTTGATCTGCTTTACGACGTGGACTTGATGGAGGCGCGGTGATGGCCCGCCCAACGCGCAATCAAAAGCAGCGTGTGATTGACCTGATCGCGCAATTCAGCCCTCGCATTCGGGATGCGTTCATTGCGGCCATTCAAGCGCAGGCCAGTGCGGTCAACATCACGGCGCTGATACAGGCGCTAGAGGCTGGCGACGTGTTCGGCGCGGCGCGATTGCTGGAGTTCCCGCAAGGGCTTCTGTTCCCACTGCAAGAGGAGATCCGGGCCGCGATGATGGCGGGCGGTGCGCTGGCCGAGTTGCCGCGCGTGGTGCAGGGCGTATTCGCGTTCAACGGCAGGCACCCAAGGGCCGAGGAGATCGTGCGAACGCTTGGGGCTGAACTGGTGCAGGGCATCCAAGAGGACACGTTAGAAGCCGTGCAAGGCGTCATTGCGCAGGGCATGGAGGAAAACCGGGGCTTTCGGTCAATCGCGCTGGATATCGTGGGCAGACGGGGGCCGAATGGGCAGCGGGAAGGCGGCATCCTAGGGTTGACGGTGCAGCAGACAGAGGCGGTGATGAACGCCCGCGCGATCTTGTCCAACCCTGATCGGCTGGCTGAGTATTTCAACGCTGACGGATCACCGCGTTACAAGCTGTCTGATCGACGCTTTGATGGGCTGGTGCGCAAGGCTATCGCGGGCAAGGTGAGGCTGACCCAAGGCGATATTGACCGGATCGTGGCTGCGCACAAGTCAAAGGCGCTGAAATATCGCGGTGATCTGATCGGTAAGAACGAAAGCCGTTCCGCCATCGCGCAAGGGCAGTATGAAGCGTATCAGCAGATGGCCGATGACCCGCGCATTGAGCGCGTAGACCTGACTTGGAGCCATGGCCTAAGCCGTGAGCCGCGCATATCGCATGTGCAGATGAACGGGGTTAAGGTGCGTTTGGGTGAGCGGTTCCAAGTGCCAGCGGATGGCACGTTGCCAGCGGTGGCGATGCTGTATCCGCATGATCCGGCTGCGCCTGCGGAACACACCTTGAACTGCCGCTGCATTGCGATTTATCGGGCAGTGCCCGCGATAAGGGATTGACCCATGGGACGCTTTGCCGCCGATGTGAGCCAGCTTGTCAAAAAAACAGAGGACCGCTTGCGCTATGTGGCGCTGCAATCCATCCAAGACGTGATGGAGGCGGCGCAGCAACCGCAACTTGGCATCACCAAGGGCGCGACCAGCTTTGTCGAGGGCAAGATACCCGTGGCCGAGGGAGAGTTGCGGGGCAGTTTGAAAGCCGAGTTGCTAGGCGGGGCATCGGCGGTTGGCCCCGATAGCTACGCCGTGGTATTGTCGGGGTATGAGGTTGGCGACACGATGCGCTTCACATGGACGGCGCGCCATGCCCTGCCGATGGAGTTGGGGTTCACGGCCCGCAATGGTCGGCAGGTTCCGGGCCGCTTCTTTGTAACGCGCAACGCTGAACGGTTTTCATCCTTTGTTGCGGCACGGGTCGCGGAGGCAAACGCACGATGAACGAACTAGCCATATCCCATGCCCTACAGCAACGTCTTGTGACCGCCGCGATTGCCACTGTGGTATTCGAGAACCAAGACGCCAATCCCGCGCGACCGTTCCTGTTTGTGCAGCATGTGCCGACAGAGCGCGTTGACGGTACGTTGGCAGGCGGGCAGTTGATCAGCCGTGGCTTTATGTCGGTAACGGCTGTCACGGCAGAGGGCGCTTTTGCATCGCAGGCAATGGGCTTGCTGGATCAGGTTGCCGCGCTGTTTCCCAAGGGGCTGCGATTGCCCATCCTGAACGGGCTTATCACCATCCCGCGCCCGGTGGCGATCTTGCCGGGCTTTCAGGACGTGGCAGATTATCGGCGCGTCTGTCAGGTGTTCTACGATGCTAGCGCGTCTTGATGTGATGTGATAACATAACGCGAAATCCAATCATGCCGGAAAGGGCGAGACATGAGCACTAACGATATTGGCACAACGCTTGCCATTGCGACCGGGGTTCCGGCAACGTTTGACGAAGCGGGCTATGAGGCAATGACTTGGGTCAACATCGCGGGCTTGCAGACCGTGGGCGAAGTTGGCGACGAACACCAGACAATCGAGGTTCCAGACCTGACGCTTGGCCGAGTTCGCACGATCAAGGGCGCGGCTGTTGGCACTACGATTGCCATTGCCTTGCGCGAGGTGTTGCTGGACGCTGGGCAGGCGGCTGCACAGGCTGCGGCAAAGGGTGCGGGCGGTGAGTTTTCATTCCGCATCGGTGAGCCTGGCGGCACTGAGCAGTATGTTTCCGGCGTCTGCATGTCGTGGAAGCGCACGGAGCGCAGCACGGGCAGCTATGCCGGGTTTACGTTTTCTGTCACCACGAACTACCCAACGATTACTGGCACCTAAGAAGGCCAGTCGGGGGCGCGGTTTGATGGCTCGACTGCGCCCCCACCCACACAGAGCCATAGGAGCCAACAATGGATATCTCTAAGCTGAACCGCCGCGACATGGCCGAGGTCGCGCAATTCCTGCACTTCAAAGACCCCGAGACGGGCAAGCCGATGATGGATGGCGACACCAAGATCGGGGCGATGGTGAAGGGCTTCCACGCGCGTTCTGTGCAGGCCGTGGCGGCGGAGCAAGCAAAGGCGGCTCTGGTGACGGATACGTCAACACGCAAGGCTCTTGAGGACTTCCAGCAAGACTTGGTGCAGTCGGCGGTGATGCTGACAACGGAAATCACGGGCGTGACTGTTGACGGCCATCCGATCACGCACAAGGACTTTGCGCGGTTTTACGACTGCACCTTCTTTGACCTTGACGTTCACATGGGCCGCAAGACCAAGAAGCCCGGATCATTCGCGCAACAGGTCACGGCCTTTGCATCTGAGGCGTCACGTTTTTTGACAGACGCCTGAGTGATCTAGTCATTCAGGCTGCGCAATGGGGCTACCTGCACACGGTTCCCGAGGGTTACAAGAAAACCCGGCAACAGATGCTTGGATCTGCCAAGGGTATAAACCCAGAGATGGCGGGTTCGTATTTGATGCAGGCGCTTTGGGATGTAGGGCCTTGTTCACACGATGGCGGGCCTATTAGTTGGCAAGAGTTGGCGGCATATGCTAGTGTGAGTGAGAGCCTTTCTGAGCCTTGGGAATTGCGCGCGGTCATGAGAATGTCGAAAGCCTATGTGACCGAAAAGCAGACGGGCAAAGACCCGTTGCGCATTCCGCCTGTGGATCGTGGGGGCGATGATGGTTGAGGTTGCAACGCTTGAACTAAGCGCCCGCACGGATGGCTTGCTAAAGGCAGAGCAGGCGCTTGACCGTGTGTCTCAGGCGGCTTTTCGCACGGATGCGGCGGCGGATCGTGCTGGCGTTGCAGCAGAGCAGATGGGCCAGCGGATGCGGCGCGCTGGCATCCAAGGCGGCACGGGCTTTCAAAACCTAGGCTTTCAGGTGCAAGACTTCGCGGTGCAGGTTGGCGCGGGCACCAGTGCCACGCAAGCCTTGGCGCAACAGTTGCCGCAGTTGCTTTCCGGTTTCGGGCTGTTGGGGATTGCGCTTGGCACGGCATCGGCAATCCTTATCCCGATTGCGGGGTATTTCCTGAGCAGCGCAGATGCAGCATCTACGTTTGAAGAAAGCCTAGATCAGCTAACATCCGTCACGGATGCGCTTGACGAGGCGCAGGGCATCTTGATGATGACCAACGCCGAGTTGATTGGCCAATACGGCGAAATGGCTGGCGCAGTCAGAGAGGCGGCAGAGGCGCTAGTTGCCCTGCAATCCGCCGAGGCCGCTGCGGCTCTTTCGCAGTTGATCATTGACAACGCAGAGGCGCTTGACCTTTTCACGGGGCAGCTATCCGGCCTGTTTCAGGCGGGCGAGGCATCTTGGGAAGTGCTTAATCGCATCCAAGAGCAATTCGGCGTAACGCGCGATGAGGCCGACGCGCTAAGAACGGCGTTCCGGGATCTGCGCTTTGCCGCTGACTTTGAGGGCCAACAACAGGCATTGGAGCGAATTCAGAAGTTGATGGCGCAAACGGGCATTAGCGCCGATCAGTTGCCCGCGCCGCTGCGTCAAGCCCTGATCCAATACAACCAGCTTACGATTGCCGGGGCAGAGTTGCAGGCCAAGACCGAGGCGGCAAATGCAACGCTCAGGCAAATGCCGCCAATCCTGCAAAGCGCGGCAACGGCTGCGGGATCGGCTGCGGCGGCTGTGGCGGGTATTGGCTCTGCGGCAGAAGGGGCTTTTGGCGCTGTTTCATCGCTTGACGCAATTGCGTTTGAAAACTCGCCGGGCGGGCAGGCGCTTGGCCGATATGGCGGGCGCGGCACAACGTCTAATAGGCCTGTCACGCTTGGCGCGGGCGAGATAGTCAATACCGGGTCAGGGGCGGGAACGGGTTCTGGGGCTGGTGCAGGCGGCGGAGGTGCATCCGATGGCTTTGCGGAGCGGCTTGAGCGATTGCAAGAAGAACTGATGACCGAGCAGGAAGTGGTTGACGCTTGGTATCAGGAGCAACAGGCGATCTTGATGGATCGCCGCGCGATTGAAATCCTAGGCGAGGAAGAACACAAGGCGGCGCTTGAGCGGTTGGAGCTGGAGCATCAAGAGCGGTTGGCGAACATTCAGGGCGCGGCGCATAATTCACGGCTTGCGGACACTGGCACTTTCTTTGGCGCGCTGGCGTCTGTGGCATCGGCTGGCGGGCAGAAGATGGCGAAGGCCGCAGCGACATTCCAGGCCATTGAGGGCACAATCAACGCTTACGGCGCGGCCATCAAGGCGCTTAACACGCCGGGTATCAGCCTTGCGGGGCGGTTTGCTGCCTATGCGTCTGTGCTTGCCGCTGGCCTGCGCGGGGTGCAGGCGATTAAGGCCGCTGGTGGCGGAGGCGGCGGCGGCGGGTCAGTTGGCAGCACGGCTATCGGGACAGCGCCATCTAGCGCGCCCCCACCGCAAGATCGGCTGATCCGCATCAACATCGAGGGTGACACCATGTTTGCAGAATCCTTGCGCGGGTCCATTCGCACGATTGCCGACGCCTTGGGTGAGGAACGCAACATCGGGGGCTTTGTGGTCGCATGATCTATGACTTCACGCTTTCGCCCCGGTTGAATAGCCCGAACATCCTGTGGCAGAACATCTTGCTTGACGGGACCGTTACCGCGACATCCGAGAACGCTGGCCTTGCCGTATCGGCATTGACGCAATCCACGAATGACGCATGGGGCGCGACCGCCGGGGCCACGCTGACAAGCGCAGGGTCGGCACGATCTGCCAACATGGCGGGTTTTGCGGCGCATCGTCTTTCGGGGCGCACGGTCTTTGTGGAGTATCTGGTCGGGCCTTCGACTTGGGTCACGGCTGCATCGCTGGCTGTCACGTCCAACGCGCCGTTCATGCTGTCCTTCCAAGAGGTGTCCGCCGCATCATGGCGCATCCGTGTGACGGGCGGCGGCTTCACGATTGGCGTGGCCTATCTAGGCATGGCGCTGCGCATTCCGGGCGTTGTTCAAGTGCCGCACACACCGCTTCACCTGTGCGAAACTGTCGAGTTGATGGGCGGCAACCAAAGCCGCAACGGACAATTCCTGTTGACTGAATACGAGGTCTTTGCGGGGCAGGCGTCTTTGTCGTTTGAGGTGCAGCGCCCGCAATTCGTGCTGGCCGAGTTTGAGGCTTTCCGCCAATGGTTCAATCGAGGCAACGCGTTCTTCATTGCCTGCGCTGGCAAGGTATGGCCGCAGGATATGGGGTATTGCCGCCGCAACGGGGCTGAGATTGTGCCGCCATGGCGTGACGCGGTATTCATGGGGCTAGATATGCAGGTCGAGGTGTATCGTGGCTGACCGTCAGCGCATCCAGTGGATTGAGATTGACATCCCGTATTGCAGCCGCGTGTGGGGCGTAGGGGCTTGCGATGCGGCGCTGTCTGTCGCTACCCCGCGCAAGTGTCGGCAGACCTATGCGACATGCGGGGCAGTGGGCAAGGCCGCGTTTGACCCCGGCATCCGCACGATGATCCTGACGCCATCCGTCAGCGGACTGCCTGTCGGTGTGTGGCCTGTGCTGTCTGGTCGGATTAGGGAGACCGAGGCAACGGTGAACATCGCGGGCGCAGAGCCTAACCTGTCGGCATTCGGACGGCGGGGCACGGTTGACTTCACCTGCACTGACCCGCGATCCAATGACCTGTGGTTTGACAAGTATCAGGCCGAGCGTATCAGCGGGGCCGCGTCCTTCGGCGGCGCGGGGTATCAGCCTGCAGAAGCTGGAACGCTGTTCACGAAACTGAAAGCGTGGTGGCCGCACTATGCCGGGCGCGCCTGCCGGGTGAATGACGGCTGGCTTGAGAATGGCGTCCTGACCGCAGACACCACGCGGCACTACATCCTGACCGACTTTGAGACAGACAAGCCGGGGCAGGCGGCGTTCAAGGGCCGCGACATTCTGGATGTGGCTGGCAACAAGCGGGCGCTGTGCCCCAAGCCTAGCCGGGGCAAGCTGCTGTCTGCGATCACGGCAGACGTTGGGGTGACTGCGACACTGACGCCTGCCACGGTGGGCGACGAATACGCGACAAGCGGGCGAGCTGTGATCGGCTCTGAGATTGTCGCATTCACGCGGTCGGGCGATGTGCTGACACTGACCGCACGGGGGCTTTCTGGCACCTCGGCGGCAGGGCATAGCGCGCTGGCATCGGTGCAGCAAACCAAGCGATGGGATGACGTGCCGATTGACGTGGTGGCCGAGGAATTGCTCACCGATTTTGCGCCCGTTCCAGCCGGTTTTATCCCCGTGGCAGCCTGGGAGGCAGAGCGTTTGCAGGGTGCGCCTGCACTGTTGCTGACAACCGAACTGACGACGCCAACGGAGGTTGACAAGCTGATGGCCGAGCTTGGCCTGTTGGGTGCGTCCTTTTGGTGGAACGCTGACGATCAGGAAGTAGGGTTCAAGACAAACCGCCCGATTGACGATGACGTGACTTGGGAAATCACCGATAGCGACATTGTGAAAGACGGCCCGTCGCTAAAGGCGCGCGATGATCGGCGCTTGACCGAGGTTCTGTTTCAGTCGGTGCAGATTGATCCGACGCGCGGCACAAACGACGACAATTTCCTGCGCTACGAATACACCATCGACGGGGACGCCAAGGGGCCGAATGCCTATGCCGACGCGCGGTTGAAGATTGAGAAAATCCGCTGGGTGAACAACGGCGATGACAGCTTGATGCGCATCCTGTCGCTGCGGTATTTGACGCGGTTCAGCACAGCACCGCAGCATGTATCTGTCAGGGTTAGGCGCGACAAATACGATGGGGTGCGGCTGGCTGATGTGGCGTTCATCACGTCAAAGATGCTGACCGACCCGGACGGCCTGCCAGAGCGGCAGGCTTTTGAGGTGATCAGCAAGGAAAACGCTGGGCCGGGTGTGGTCGAGTTGCTGTTGCAGCGGTATCTCTATACCGGGCGCTATGCGCGGCTAATGGTTCCGGGCGCTGACTATGATGGGTCAACGCAGGAAGACAGGGATGATGGCGGGTATCTGGTTGACCCTGTTTCGGGCGTGTTTAGCGATGGCACTGGGCCGTATATTCTTTCGTGAGGTGACGCATGGCGTGGTTTAACTTTACTGAGGCGATGACCGACCCGCGCGCGCGGATCACGTCCGACATGGCGAAGGGCTGGTGGAAGAACGTCATCGCGGCGGCGCGCGGGGAGGCAGGATCTCCTTATGTGCAGACCGCCTGGCACCCCTACAACGGCTTGACGGTTGGCGATGGCGAGACAGGCGAAATATGGAACTTTGCGACGGATGGTGCTGTTACGGTTGACGGACCGCTGTTTGAGGATGGGTTTACCTATCGGCTGGTGGTGACTGAGTTTACGGCTTCGGGGCTGACGATTGACCTACTTGATCCCAAATCCGCTTTTATTGCGGTGAGAGTAATTGGGGCCACATCTGGCACGGCGCACCCTTTAGGCTCGGGTTCGGGTTCTCTGGTGTCTTTGTCACCCGCTGATGTCGGCGCTGGCAACGGCTGGTGCGATCTGGAATACCCCCGCACGTCGCAACGCAGACACCACGGTATGTTTGCAGCAAACTTAGGCGGGCCTGCGGGGTTTCTGGTATCAGAAAACACCGCACAAAAGCTGTCGCGGTATCGCCTGATTTTTGGTACCACGGGCGGCGCAACGATCACGGGCGGAACATGCCGCATGTTCAGAAAGCGCCTCTATGAGTGAGGTCGTCATCGGTATTGTGTGGGAAGGGTCGCAGCGCAAGGTGCTGACGGCCACCCGCGCGCAAATGGTCTGCACCCCACGGCAGGCACGGCTTGCCATGATGCGGACACCCTACAGCGAATACCCCAGCCTGCTATCGGCGGTTGAGGGGCTGATCTATGCCAGCGATGATGCGGCGCTGAAAGTCTCTTGGGAATACGCGACCGAATGGCGGCGGGATGATCCGGCTATTGAGGCGCTGGGCGGCGCGCTTGGTCTGACCGAGACGCAGATCGATGCGCTGTTTACCCTTGCCATGTCGTTATGATATAACATCGCAAACAGGAGCGATTGAATGCCCGTCACCTTGCAGACCGTCACCGGCAATCTTGAGCATATCACGGGCACGACGCCCAACGCGGCCCGGCTGCGGTTTAGGATGAACCGCCCGGACTGGACCACGACGGGCGAGATATTCGCCCCGCGTGATGTTGAGGCCGTGGCAGATCCAGCCACCGGGGCGTTCACAGTCCAGTTGCAGCAAACCGATCTGTTGCAACAGGGGTCGGTTTACAAGGCCGTGCTGTATTACCGCGACGTGATCTCGGGCGAGGACCGGGAATACACGGTCGGGCAGTTTGAGGTTCCAGCGGGCGGGCCGCATGAGTTGACTGACCTGCTTGAAGCTGGCTTCGTCAATCCTGAAAGCGCGCAGACCATTGCGGATTGGCTGGCACAGGCGCAGGCATCGGCAACGGCGGCGGCTGCCTCTGCAACGGCGGCGGCTGCGAGTGCAGATCAGGCCGAGGTCGCGGCGATTGCGGCTGGCGCGCCGATCTTCCCGAGCATCGCGGCGGGCATTGCTGGCGTTGCCAACGGCGCTGTGTTCATGGTCCCAAGCGGCGGTGACGGGCTGACGATCTATCGCCGCAACGGCGCGGGCGCTGACAACCTTGGTGGCATTCGGGCGGATACCTTCGACACCCGCGCGCAATACGCAACGGCTGTTGCTGCGGGGTTTGTGCCTGTCGCTGGGCGCACCTATTGGGTTGGCGGCTTGCCGTTCCAAGGTTCGCCCGGCGCAACCTGGACGGGCTTGACGGGGCTTATCACGCACCCGCTGCATCCGGTCACACTAGAACACTACGGCGGCGGCACGTCTGCGGCTGGTGTGTCGTCCGCGACGAACAACGCGGCGTTGGCGGCATGGTATGCGTCCATCCTAGCGGGGCAGCAGATCGACAGGGTGTTGACCCTGCGGCGGGGCAATTACTCGCACACGACATTTCCGGTCATTGAGGTCAACAGCACGGGCATTGTTGGCGTTGGCGCGACAGTTTCCGTTTTCGTCAACCTTAGCACCACGACTGACGGGCCTATCTTCGGCCCGGCAGAAGGCGCGGCAACGGGCAACACCATGTTCTCGCCGTTCTTGCGCGATGTGGGCTTGGCCCGCAGCGGCACAGGCGCGACGGCAGGCACTGGCGTAACATGGCGGTTTTGCTCTCAAGCCAGAATGCGCGGCGTTCGGATTTCGCAATACTACAATCAGATGGAAGTCATTGGCGGTCAGGACGAAGACTTCTCTGATTATGAGTTGTATGGGCCGTTTTACATTGACTATGTAAACCCAGCGCGCGCAAATTCGTTTGGTTTCCGCGCCCGGCAAGGTCTGAAAGCTGACGGCACGTATCAAGCCAAATGGCAGTCGCGGCATCGAGGGTTCAACATTGCGGGCCAGTGGAATACCGATAACGCCATGATTTTGACGGGCGGTGATGGGTCGATGTATTCCGATGGCTACGTGAACGGGGGCCGCAATTCGCTTCTGAAATTGACAGGTCTTTTGGAAGCAGAAGCCAGCGGAACCAACTACAATTCATCGCACTTCTCAAATGTGTATTTCGATGGCGGACGTCCAAGCCAAAACGTCAGCTATTGCATAGACTGCGATGATACGACCGGAAACTACCTCCATGCGGTATTCCAAGGCGGCGTGATCGCCAATTCGAAAACCGCTGTGGTCAATGTTCGCGGCGACAGCAACATGCGCCTTCAATTCGATGGCGTCCTGATGAACGGATGGGTTGGCGAGGAAGCCCCGCGCCTGTGGGACGTGAACAATGCAAACGCGCATGTTTTCATTAACAACTGCTTGATGCAATTCTCGCACCGCAGCATCAGACTACAGGCCGCAAAGCTGGTTCAGATTAATGCTGGCTGGCTGCTGAATGGCTCTAACGATGGCTTTACCGGAACCGCAATCCAGATCACAGGTCTTGTCGAGGATCTGAATATCAACGGCCTGTTCTTGGGGGTATTCGGCGGTTCGTCGGCTTTCAGCGACACGGGAACCGGTCGGCGCAACTTTTCGAATTTGCTTGGCGCAGCGTGGCCTTCAAGTGTTGTTCCCGCATTCACTTTCTCGGGGGGCAACACTGGCGTCACATATACCGGCACCCGCGAATTGCGCTATGAGCGTATGGGGCCATTGGTCTACATCGCAATGACGCTGCAACTGGCGACAAAAGGCACAAGCACTGGAGAGGCGCGCATTACTGGCCTGCCGTTTGGCGCTGACACGTTTACCACATATCCGATTGCGGGGCGCGTCAACAACCTGCAAAGAGCAAGGGCCGGGACTGGCATTGTCCCCGATGTGAACTTTGATGTGATCCGATTTGTCTACAATTTCGACAACGGGGCAATCGCGGCGCAGGCGTCCTTGTCGGAAGCTGACATTACTGACAGCACGATATTCCGTGTGGCCGGGTGGTATCCGATTGTCAACGCAGGGAGGATTTGATGGACAGAGCAGATAAGCGCCGCGAGGCTAAGGCGGCACAAAAGGCTGCGGACGCAAAGCTGAAAGAAGCCGAGCGCAAGACAAAGCAGGCCCAAAAGGAAACTTGGGCAATCCTGCGCCAATTCAAAAAGGAAAGCGCGGGCATCGATCAAGACTACGTTGATCCAACCGTGGCGAAGGTTTCGCCCGAATTGCTGGCCCGCATGTATCCAGACGCATCGCGCCTTCTGACCCCGGCAGAGAACGCCGCTATCGACAAGCAGGCGATCACGGCGCGGTATCCGAATGATTGACCACTTGCCATGAAAGGGCAGCACATGAGTGACCAAGAACGACTGGACGAGGCGACAGAGGCGCTGGGGCAGATCATCCGCAGCGTTGACGCCTTGGCAAAGACCGCGCGCAAGGAAGCAAGCGACCGTTGCAAGGCGGGGCAGAATGACCTTTCCGCCGATCTGCGCAGCATCGAAAGCAGCTTGCGCATGGGCGCTGGTATGCTGTGCGAAGCCTACGCCAAAGGGCGGCGGTTGCAGGTTCCGCAGGCTGGCGGCGGGATGGTCACCCCCTTCGGCGGGGGCAGTTAATGCCGTTTTGGCCGTGGTATATGGCCGCATGTGTCGGCCTGATCCTGTGGGGCCATAGGGCGGGGGCAGTCTTTGCCCCCGTTGCCATATTGGCGGGCCTTGTCGCCATGCGCGGCGTGGTGCTTTTGCCAGAGGCAGCGCGGGAATTGGCCGCGTTCATCCCTTGGTTGTGCGTTGCCATGGCTTTGATGTATAAGGGGGAATGGGTTCCCGGCGCGCTGTGCCTGCTGTCTGGCGCTACCTACCCAACGCTGTTGGTTGTGGGGTTGCACATTGAGTATCTGGGCCTTGTTCCAATCATCGCAGATGCTTTCCTCATTGCCGCCTTGGCTGCAACAGGCTTGGGAATGGCGCAGCATTTTGATACCCGCGATAATCGTGCTAGAATGGTGGCTAACGGCGAAGCTGCTACGATGGGCATGGCCGAAAATCAAGTGTGCCGTGTTGAAGCTAATAGGGGCAATTCGTAAGTGAGTGACGATGATGCAAATATCGCCGTGCTGAAAGAGCGAGTGGACCGGCACAAGGAAAGGATTGAGGCATTGGAGAGTAACCAGAAATGGGGCGTCCTGACCATTCTCGGCCTCGCTGCCAAGGCGTTGTTTGATTTCGTATCAAAGGGTCAGCCATGACAAGCCATGTTGCACTAGTCGGAGCGGCAGTTATGTCAATCTACATGGGGCTCGCGTCAGCGTGGCACGCTGTTGAGGTCATCCAGTCGCACCACGAGCAGGGGCAGGATCAAAAGCCATGAAAGTATCACCCAATGGCGTGCTTGAGATTGCCGAACATGAGGGCATCGTTCTTGGCCCATATCTGGACAGCGTGAACGTCTGGACCGATGGCGTGGGGCATACCGCAGCGGCGGGCGGGCCAGATCCGGCAAAGACGCGGCGCGTTGATACGCGCAAGTGGAACGATGCACAGGTGCGGGCGCAAATGGTCGCGGCGCTTCGGCAGTTTGACGCTGACTTGGATAGCTACGAGGGGCGAGTGAACCGCGCTATCAAGGTGCGGTTGAAGCAACATCAGTTTGACGCGCTTGTGTCTTTCGACTTCAACACGGGCGGCATTTTGCGGGCCAAGCTGACAGAGGCAATCAATCGCGGCGACATGTCAGGCGATGGCTTCATGGGATGGCTAAAGCCCAAAGAGATCATCAAGCGGCGCAAGGCCGAACAAACATTGTTCCGCACAGGCCGTTATGATGCCAATGGCGATATGATCCCGGTCTATGACGCTCTTGGCGATGGTCGAACGCGGTTCCGCAAGGCAATCTCTGGCCGCGACCTTGAGGCGTTGATGACCGATGCCAAAGCAATGGCATCAAGCCCCGTTGCTGACAATCCAGCGCCGGAAACTGTCATCAAGCCCCAGGTCACAATCGGCAAGCCGGACGCGGGCAAGCCTATCGGGCGGGGCTTCTGGTCAACGCTATTCGCCGCGCTGATCGGCATTTTCAGGGGGAAGTGATGGTCAAAAACTGGCAAACGGCATGGCGCTGGCTATCGGTGCAATTCGCGGCGATCTTGGCCGCGTTGCCTCTGGTGTGGCTGCAACTGCCCGAGGACGTGAAGGCGTATATCCCGCCTGAATGGCATCCTTGGATTGTGTCAGGCATGGCTCTGGCTATCATCGCGGGGCGGCTGAAAGATCAGGGGAGCGGGAAGTGATCGACCTAATCCTGAGCATCATCCCCGGCGAGTGGCTGGCTGGCATTCTGGCGCTTGCTGCGGCGTTTCTAGGCGTCTGGATCACAGGAAGGCGCAGCGGGGCTGAGAGGGCGGAAAATCGGGGGCTACAGGATGAGGTGCGGGCGCATGAAGTCAGGAACGAAGTTGACAACCGCGTTGCTACTGAGCGCGATGCTCGTGAGCGGCTGCGTGACGAATGGCAGCGGCGCTAGCTGTGCCGGGTGGCAGGCAATCCGCCTAGACGCGGCGTCTATTGACGGGCTGTCGGATCGTGACGCCCGCGCTGTGCTTGCACATAACGAGTTTGGCAAAGCGCGGGGCTGCTGGTGAGGTCGCGCGGCACGGTCAAGCGCATGTGGTGGCGCATTGCGCGGCGGCGCGTCTGGTGGTATTGGTGAAGGGCAGTCCGAACTATCACGCAACTAGCCCTCGCCATCACTGGCGGGGGCTTTTGTTTCGGTGATCTTTACATTCACTTGCGACATGCAGCCGTGAAACATGACGGCAAAGGCCAAGAGCATGATCGCGTTTGCGATGCGGTCCATCATTCGCCCCTTGCCAGCTTGGCGATGGTCGCTGGATCGGCGGCGATGGCGCGGATGCGCCTTGCCATTCGGATGTAAGCGCGACCCAGAACACTGTCTCTGATCTTGTATCCATTGCGCGCCAAGCGCGAGAACATCCGCGATCTGACGTGAGGCTTGGCTTGCTGGTGGGCGACGTTCGCCGCTTCCTCCAGCGCCCGCCGAACAGCTGCTTCAAGGTCGGCGGCGGTGTATAGCCGAACGGCTTCGCCAAATCCCTCTTTGGTCGGGAACATGCGGCGAATGTCCTCTGGCTGCGGCCACTCCGGCGCACTCATGGCTTCACCCCCGCAAGGGCGCGGGCGTTTGGGTCCAAAGGGTCCAGCCCCTTCTCGCGCCGCCAGCCTTCAAAGCAATGGTCGCCGTCCAGCACCATCCGCATCGCCATGACGGCGACCTGCACGGCTTCCTTCTCCACGCGATCTGCGCTTTCCTCAAATGTGGCTGTAGCCAGTTCGCCAACTTCCTCGATCAGTGCCGCGAAGGTCACATTCTTGCCGGGAAACTTGGCTCGCGCGCGTGTCAGTTCGGCCAGTATCTTTTGCGCCAGCGCTTCCTCCACCGTCACAGGGGCGGGCTGTGCGGCGGGGAGGGCGGCAAGATCGCGCTCCACCCAAGCATATCCTCGCGCCACATTAAGCGCATCCCCGCGCCGGATCAGATCGTCGTCACTCATGGGGCTTCTCCTGTCCTATGGCCGCAAGCAACGCCACATAAATGGCATGGGCCGCTTCGTTCATTTCCTCAATGTCAAACAGTTCAATGTCGTTGTCATTGGTTCCGCTTGGGGTGGCGGCTTCACAGTAATCATCCCAAAGAGCCTTTGCTTGATCACGCGTCATGGGGCTTCTCCTGTGGGATGAGGGCGGTGCTTGACTGGACAAGCGGCGGCTCACTTGAAGGCATCGGCGTAGGCAGCTTTGACATTGTTGCCCGCGCTCTGAGTATTGCGGTGGTAAGTCGCGTCCATTGCGGGCCAGTTTGCGCCCCTCGCTCGGAAACCACTTGCGCGCAACGCTCTAGGTGCATCAGCGCAATCGTGGCTTGGTCCCGCTGATGTTCTGCCACATCAGCCCGCTGAGCCTCACGCATGGATGCGACATGGTGCGCGCCTGCGCCTTCAAACCACTTATCCCGTTCCGCCTCCACCTCGGCCAGCTTGGCGGAAAGGGCGGCGATCATCGCCCGTGACTGCTTGAATAGGCTTTCGTGATTGAGGATCACAGACACATCGTCGCCAATTTGGGAAGCCAGTTTTTCGTCGAGCTTTCGCACCGCTTCCGGCGTCAAATCAATCCCGGTCATCACGTCCTCTTTCCGCCCCGGCACGGGGGCTGTTCCATCATGGGGTAGGGTCCAGCGGGTCATTCCTTTGTTTCCTTCTTTGCCGATATCACCGCGTTTCTAATTTCAAGCCTTCCGTCTCGGGTGATTACTATCACCGGCTCAATGAACGGCCCCTCCAACTCGCAGTTGACTAGGCGGAAAGGCAGCGGCAGAAAGCGCCAGACTAATCCAGTTATGACATCCTTAATGGTCATGGGGTGGCCTCCAAGTCTGCGCGTGCCCTCATAGCCATAAATGGCGCTGCCTCTGGTTGATCGGCTTGCCATTGCAGCGCCTCCCGCAGCCGCGCAATCTCCGCCTCCTGCGCGCGGGCGTGGGCGATCAGGTCAGGGACAAGCTGACGGGCGGCGGCGATGAAGGCCCGATCTTTCGGCGCGACATAAAATGCCACCGGCAAGCCGTCAGAGTTGAAAACGCAATCATTTTCGTCATGCGCTTCGTGCCACCCCTCCGTCACGCCCACCAGCGCCGCCTCTGCCTTTGCGATAATGTCGGTCATGGCTGCGCCCCCTCAATCTTTTCCCCAAGCCGCACCATTGCGGGCGAGGGCTGTTTCAACGTGACCAGCGCCCCGGCGATCAACCGCGCCTGAACGGCTGCGGCGTCACGCTCGGCAAGCAGATCGGCAATCTCTTGGTAATGCGGGCGGGTCATTGCTGCACCCACGGGTTTGCTTTGGGCCGGATTGATCCGCTTGCCGTTTCGGTCGGCAGGCAGTCAAGCGCATGGTCATAGGCCAGCGTTTCGCTAACTGCCCGCGTGGCGCGCTCACAATCGGCCAGCGACGGATACAGCACATACGACTGACTGCCATCCATGGGGCCGCTAAGGGCGGTGATCAGCAGGATTGTCCAGTAGGTCATTCAAGCACCTCACGGACCAAGACTGGGGCATAGTCGTCCCATGACAAGTGAGGATGATCGGCGCGCAGCTTTGCAACGTGAGCATCGGCTTTCTCGCGGCTGTCGTGCAAATGTCCGCCCGTCGCCCACCATTCGCGGGGCTTTTCGGGTTCGATGTATGGGGTGACAACGCGGAAAAATATGATGTCGCTGCTGCCACCTATATGATACCACGCGCGACCGCCAGCGTTGGCCTCGACAACCTTGCCGCCACGCATTTCATACTTTACGGTGCTCTCAGGATGCACCGGGCATTCCCCGCCGTTCCAGCCGTGCCATTTGCCATCATTGTAATCGGTCATATCTCACTCTCCCTTTTCAATCGCCGCGACGAATGCGGCCTGTTCCTGTGTCAGTTCTTCGCGGGTGGCTTTGTAGCCATCCACGGTAATCTCGGCAACGTGCCGTTCATGCCAGCAGTCATCTACGCCTGCGGTTTCTTTGGTCGTGACGATCAGCAGATCCGGCCCGTGGTGGTCGGTGTAGCGGGTGGGGTCGGGGGTCATGCCAGCGCCCCACATGTGTCGCAAATGACCCCGTCGCCGTTGTCGTCAACCATCTCGCCTTGGCACGGCTTGGGCCGATAGCCGCGCGGCGCGTCTTCGTCCGGTTCCGGCGGGCGGTTGCACACTTGGCCTTCCTCATTGCCCGGCCAGTCGCTTTCATCGGGCGGGGATAGCTTCCATGCGTCATATCCGGGGATATTCATCACTCGCTCCCCTCGACCCAGCGCGGCATATCCTGCACGGCGTCAAAGGCAGCAATGCCAGCCCAGGCAAGGGCGATGATGGCGGTTAGGGTGATGGTCAGGTGCATGGCGTGGCGTCCCGTGTTGCGTTTAGATGCCCCACGTATACGCAACATTTTGTCACCTATCCAGAACTAAACGTTCTTGACCGTCGATTATTTTGCCCGTAGTGTCTGACCCCATGGAACACGTTAGCGACATCATCAACAAGATCGGCAAGCCGCGCATGAAGGCCGCTTATGGCGTCAGCGACAGCATCTTGAACCGATATATCCGCGATAATGCCCTGCCCGCCGCATGGTTTGACGGGCTGGAAAAAATGACCGGGCAAGCACTGCCCCGCAATCTGTTCACGTTCAAGGAGGTGGCGAAGTGAGTGAAGAATGGGGACCATGGATTGAGCACGATGGCGGGCCTGTCCCGCATTTAAGCGGCGCATGGGTTCACGCAAAGTGCGAAACGCATCAAGGTGAAATTGTTGAGAGAGAAGGCAGAATTTCTGACGGCTTTGGGCAATCTTGGGTGTGGGAAAATTTTGGGAAAATTGGAAGACACAATGGAAAGCTTGTTGTTTGGACAAAAGTTGTTGAGTTCCGCATCCGCAAACCCAAAGGCCTGACCATCCTCGAAGGCATCTTGGCCGAAGAGCCCGACCTGCCACCCCGCGTTGACGCCTGACGCGGGGCAACTGCCCCGGCCATTCGGCTTGGGCCTTTTTATCACAAGGAAACCAACATGACTGACACTGTTCACTCTGCATCTGATGACCGCACCGCAAACAACGCCGTGCGCCACACCTATCGCGTCCTGACGGATGATGAGAAAGCGCAGATGGTGGCGCTGAAAGACATTGGCGCTGCATTCATTGCCAAGTGCCAAGAGATTGGCGGGAGCCGCGAATTGTCGCTGGCAATCACCAATGCCGAACAAGCGGTCATGTGGGCCGTCAAGCACGTCACCAAGTGACGCAACTGCCCCGGCCTGCTGCGGTGGGTCGGGTGTCTTTCTGCACGTAGTTCAACTGGATAGAACAGGGAGCTTCTACCTCCAAGGTTGTGGGTTCGAATCCTACCGTGCAGGCCAAAATTTCGCCCCTGAGTTGGGCATCTGCGTGATTGGCTGCGCTGGCGCCAAACGGTGCGGTCGGGTTGTGCGGGTGTCCTACTGAGCGGCGCGCGTATAATTGGCTCTACGGCGCTTTTGTGGGCAGCTTCTTAGGATGGGCCAAGATCACTAGCGCGATGCGGGTTCGAGTCCCGCCGCCGCTCAACACACCGCGCCATGCGCACAAGGGAGAATGACAGATGGACACGCACAGGATTTACATCAACCGCGCACAAGTGTTTGACGAGGGCGTGACGTGGACAACCGTTCCCGGCCTGTATCCGCATGAATATTTCCCCAAAGACTATGTTGACGCGCAAGCTGCCAAGATCGAAGCCCTAGAGGCTGAAAACGCGCGGCTGCGTGAGGCTTTGGAGTCAGTCTTGGGCGCGTGCGATCAGGGTCGAATGATCCCGCGACCAGGTGGCGCAATTGGCGGAATGACAATTGAGGCAAATATTCGCGGCAGCGTTTATACTGGCGTTCCGGCGTGGCCTATTGAAGCCGCCCGCGCCGCCCTGTCCGAATAACCAACCCGCGCCGCCCGGTTGGCGGTAACGCATGAAGGGAGTAGCAGTCATGCAATTCTTCACCACAATCCCAGAGGCGCAAGCCATCATCTACAGCAACGGCGTCTATCGGCAGACCCCGCTTTTCGCTCGGGGTGATCGGGTCTATGCCAAGTATGGCAGCGGCTTCATTCGCCTCACACAGGGCGGCGCAACATCGCACCCCAAGATCCGCTGGGCCGATATTTACGCGCCAAACGGTGACGTGACAGAAGGCGGCATGTTCGTAACCTATACCGCGAAGGAAGCGGCATGAAATTCCAGATCGAACGCACCGCCTTTGCCAATGCAGTGAAACGCGCGTCAGGCGTCATCAGCCCGCGCAACACCCTGCCCGTGCTGGCCTGTGTGCATGTCTCGGCGGCTGACAACACGGTATCAGTGCAAGGCTCAAACATGGATGAATGGATCACGGCGAAAGAGGAGGCCGCAGTATCCGCGCCAGGGTCAGCTTGCATCAATGCCGCACAGCTTGGCGCATGGCTTGGCGCTGCACCGAAAGGCGCGCTTGTGACGTGCGAAATCAAGGACCATCGCGCGGTCATGACGGCGGGCAAGGCAACGGCGTCTTTTGCCACATTGCCGAGTGAAGACTATCCGTCTGTTACTGCCTTGAGGGGCGGCGTGGAGTTGGTCGGATCGATCCCGGCAATCGTCACCGCAGCGCCATATGCCAGCGACGAGCCGTCGCGGTTTTACTTGCAAGGCGTGGCAATCAGCCAGGGTCATGCCGTCGCCACAAACGGCCATATCCTTTGCGCTGTGGACGTGTCATCGCCCGAGGGAGTCGCGGTCATCATCCCAACGCAAGGGGTGCGCCAGATCGCCACAACGTCGCCAGCGGCGCGGCTGTGGGTCGGTGATCACGCTTGGTCATGCGAGGATGCAGGCGTCACCATGGGCGGCAAGCTGATCGACGGGACGTTCCCGGAGTGGACGCGCATCGTGCCGCGCAATCTGGACCGTGTGGCCGTAATCGATGCTGACGCGCTGTCCGAGGCTGTCAAGCAGGTCGTGATGGCGGCAGAGGACAAGGCGCGCGGCGTCATGCTGGCGGGCGCTGATGACCAAGTCACAATTACCTGTCGCGGCGGCGCGATGGATGCGGCGGCGGTTGTCGAGTATGAAGGTAAGCCGTTCGATATCGGCATGAACAGCAAATACGTTCAAACCGCTATGGCAACCTTTGATGGGCGCGTGATCAACATGGCCGTTGATAGCAACATGGCGCTGTTGACTTGTGATGCCGCGCCAGAGTTGCGCGTCGTCGTGATGGGGATGCGGTTGTAAAGCAATGGGCGGGCCTGAGGGTCCGCTCACCTTACTACGGTCACAGTCTTTGCTGCCCGCGTGATTGCCGTGTAAAGCCACTTAGCCGCATCCTCTCGGAACGTCTGGCTTTCATCATATGCGATCACGTCATCCCACTGACTGCCCTGCGACTTATGGCATGTCAGAGCATA